CGCAGCGTGTCGCGATAATCCTCGATGTGCTTTTCGTCCGACTGGCAAAAGGTCTGGCCCCATTCAACAAGGCCAACTTTCAGCAGACTTTCGATGACGTCGGCCGGCAGTTCGAAGCCCGTCATTTGCTCCTGGGGTGCTGGTGTGCGAGCCAAAAAAAATGCAGCATCGAGCATGCCGCGCACGACATGACGATCGAAGCTACCCACGGGGCAAGCCCGCCATGCGGCTTCGACCATTTCGTCAGTTATCGCATCCGTCATCACTCCTCATCCTCCCACGTTTCGGCGAACCTGCAATTGGCGGGCATGTCCTCGAACATCGGACGAATTTGCGGACGCCTGTAACCAGCTAGGCCGCAGCCGATGGGCGTGACATAGAAGGTCAGCTCGTCGTGATCTCGAGCGAACTCAAGGAAATCCTCGACGTGTCTCTCGATTTCAGAAAGCGGCAAGGTCTCTAACTTGTGATCCTTGGTAGGAATGCCGTAGGAGCGGCCCTGAAAGCCGATGCCCTGCCCATAGATGGCTCCGTGCTGCTGGACCGCGAAGCGGGCGGCGCCCGCTCCGTGGATACCGGCGAGGTTGGATCCGAACACGAAAATCTCGGTCGCCTCGTTTGACATCATGCCACCGTCCTCCGCGGGCGGTTGTCGTTCACGGACGCCATCGCGTTGGCGATTTGGTTCAGCCGTCCGGCGATGTGTTGGTGTCGGCTGCTCTTGAACGAGGCGTGCCACTCGGACACCCAGCGCAGCCGCTCTGCGGGGATGCCGAGCTTGATGGCGCGCGCGGGTGACAGGTTGGCGATTACCTGCAAGTCGGTCCCGCGATACGGCTTTGGTTGGTATCCGCGCGGGGGCGGTCTTCTTTCCATAGTCAGTCTCCTCAGTGGTGTTGGGTCATGCGGCGAGTTCGAATTCGCCGCCGGTGGTGAGCCGGTATTTTTTGCCGGGCTCGATGCCATTCTCGCCGACGAGCGACGAGCGAACGGCGACCAGCTTAGGCGGCCAGACATTGTCGTCGTAAGCTGCAAGACTGATGGCGCCGCCTTCGTGGGCGGTCGCCGTGGAGTTGCGGCCAACGGCGACCGCGACTGAATTCGCGCCCTTCACGTCCGAGTGCGCCCGGTTGCCGGTGGTGGCCGAGTGCGCCTGGTCGCCGAGGGACAACTCGACACCGATTGTGATCTTGGCTGATGCAATTTTGGAATCGCCGTTTGCATCTCGCGCGATATCTCCGAACGCCTCGGTTAAGGTGTACCGGCTTTTTGCAGGCCCGTAATAGCTCCAAGCGTCCATTGGCATTTCCACCGAATGGAATGCGCCGTCGCCGCAACGGCGTACCGGACGGCCGCCGTTGTCGTAGGTCTTTCCGATTTCATATTGGAACTTCACGCCATCGGGGCTGCAGGACAGGTCTTTGTTGTAGCCCTTATAGGTTACGAGCTTGGCAGCTGGGGTAGCGTCAAGGCGTGCGTCATCATTCTCGGCAGATCTTGCCATAGTTATAAGTCTCCTCAATTGTGGTGTTAGGTGGTTTAGAAGCTGGCTGCGGCGTGCCAGCCAAGCCAAAACAGGATGCCAGCAGCGGTGGCGACCTCAACGGCGCGAAGTCGCAGAACGCTGATGTCGACGACGCAACGCTGAAGCGGCGTCATGGGCGTGACGTGGATGGCGTTCATTCCGGCCTGCCGGGTGTCTGGGCCAACGCGCAACGGGCGAACACCTCGAACGTGCCGCCGCGCTCTACGGTCAGGCGAGCCGCTTCGTCGACCGCGCCTTCAAAGGTCTCGTGCTCAAACGGAATGCCGCCCGCGAACCGGCGCGGCGCTGTCTCAATCCGGCCGGTCGTCGCGCCGCGTTTGAATACGAAATAGCCCGCACCGATAGATTCCTTCGGGCGAGCATGGGGGAAATTAGGCCAACGACGGCGCATGGGACGGCCATGCTTTTTCGCCTTATGATCCGGGCGCGGCATGGGCTCGTCGCTATGGGCCGCGACAGGCAGGTCATCGACGCTGTCGTCGAGATGGGATGGAATGATGTAGGCGTCTGGTTGTCTGAACATATCGGTCTCCTCGGTGGTGGGGTGTCCGGCCAGATCGGCTCTTGTGGGAGCTTCTTCGTGGGCGGTGAGGAGATCTATATGTACGTTACGTCAAATTGTCAAACACAAAACGTACACAAGTTTGCCTGGTTGTATTTTTTAACTGATTCGCAACAAACGACTCGACTCTTTAATCGCAACCTGCTTGTTATGTGAACATAACGAGAACATGGGAGAAAGGTAATGTCGAGTGCTCCGATTAGTCATCCTGACGCAATGCGGCTCGTCGTCGAGCTGGCGCGAGTTTATGTTGCGTGTGATGATTGCGGGCACTCAAGGCTGCTCTACCGCTCGAACCTGCGAAAGGTTAATGAGATAGGCGTAGCTAATTACATGCAGCTGTGCAGAAAAATAAGGTGCGGAGAGTGCCCTAAGCGCCCCTTAATGCAGCGTAATCTGACAATCATTCCTACATGGATAGAGCGTGGCGAAGCTCAAACCGCATGAAATACGATCTTGTGTACAGAGAAGACGTCTTCGTTGTCAAAAACCATCTCGTGGCTTTCGTCCTCGTCAGGATTGTGCTGCCACAGGCGAAGAACTTTTGAAGATTGCGAGCGAAACTCTTTAATATAGCTTTCTGTTGGCTGGTCCTCGCCGTCGGTCAGCAGCTGCACGACGACGTCGTCTTTGGCGCGAACGGGCTCGTGTGGGTTGATCCAGACCGTTTCGCCGGCCTTAAAGCGTGGCTCCATGGATGTTCCGAAGACGCGCACTGCATACGCCCCTTCAACTCCCTCCAGCATTGGTGGGCAAAAGACTCGGCCGACTTCGCTTCCATTCAGGATGAAGCGCCCATTTGGACCGCCGGTAGTCTGCCCTAGGAGAGGCAGGGTCGATTCAGTATTGAACGATTGGTAAATCGGAGGGAAGCTCGCGTTTGGCCTCGGACGCTGAAGTCGGACAATATTCGATGTCGGCTTCGTCTCTTCTGCAGAATAGAGATCGTGCGCTAGGAGATGCGATACCGGCACCTTGAATGCGACAGCATACTTCTCAGCAAAATCGGAGTCGAAGCGACGCCGACCTAACTCGTGGCTGGCGTAGGTGCTTGGACTCCAGCTTGTAAACCGATTGAGGGCATCTGATCGCCTGCTGAAGCCGGCGGCGATCCGCGCCTCCACAAGACGTTGAGCCATAATCGCCGTCACTTCGTCAGTCGAAATTGGTTTTTTCATATTGTGTGGCATGTAGCAAAAATTAATTGTACAATGTGTGAAAAAATAATTTGCATAACGTACATGAATCGCCTATTGGTCTTTTCGTCAACGACGCACAGGGGCGCCGCTGAAGGGGTCCTTCACGGAGGACCGAGAATGCCAAGACTACCGAACGAGGATAGAGACACAATTAGAACCAGGCCTGCGCGGGAACGCGGGCCACCATTAGCCGACCCAAGACGGTGACATCAATTTTTGAGAGGGCGGATTATGTATCAGGACAAACAAGGTGAGAGAAGAAGACGCGCGCCGCGAGGCGCGGTGGATAGAAGAAGAGCGTGGCCTGCGAGAGGGCCGCCATAGGCCCGCGAGAAAGGACGGGCCGCTTTCCAGAACGCCGCAAGCGGCGCTGTGGAAAGTTAGCTAGGGTAGGGTGGCGGCCAGAAAGGCGGCGAAACTCAAAACGGCCTCGCCGCCATCCTCCCCGACCGAACGCAAGTGGTGTGGCCAGGACGACGGCGATACCCACGAACATGGCGCCGCACCACTTGCAACCCATGCCCGAGAGGGCGCTGACCGGCCATTAACCCAACGAAATCCAGCGGAAACGCGCCGGTCAGCAGAAATTGAGAGTGTGGCCAGAGCGCCCGCGAAAACCATAACAGCGCCGCCCCGCTCTCAGCCTTATTGCTTGTTGTTGCCAATGGCAACGCGCAACCCATTCCGCGTTCGCAGCGGCAAGCAACCCAACAACCCGATGGCGCCAAGCGGCGACACGGCCAGAAATACGAACGGCGCGGCCATCATTCACGTGGTGTCCATCGAGAAGCCGCCGCGCCGTTCGTGATTAAATTGAGAGGGGTGGCCAGGAAGTCGCCGCAACCCAAACCGCGAGAGCCGCCTCTCTCAATCCCACTCCGCCGCGAGGCGGGCTGATCGGCCACGAACCTTACGCAGCCCAGTAGATGTTCGCCGATCAGCAAACATTGTGACGACGGTGGCCAGGGAATTGTCGCGGTCCGTGGGAAAGACGCCACCGTCGTCGCAACCCGAATTGCAGGTGGATGCCAAAGGGACACCGCAACCCAGTCACCAAGCGCCGCCACCCGCAACACCAATACCTGCCAAGCCAACCGTCCCACGCAACCCATTGAAATCGCGCCCGGCAGGCCACCCCACCAAGAGGAGACCACTATGACAGCAACAAGACCACAAGGCGCGAGATCCGAAAACCTGCATTCCACATGCCTTCGCATGTACGATGAGGCTGGCCGCGATAGCGGCAAAGCAATTGAGCTTGTGATCGCACAACTCCGCAAGCGCCCGGCGCTGCATGAAGAAGCCTGGCGGGAAGCCGCAGCAGCAATCGTTGGCGCCATTTCTCGATCCGACCGTCAGCGCGTCTTGCGCGGCGAAGATATCGGCTCGGTCCAAATTGTCGACGAGGCCGCAAACGACCCGCTTCCATCTACTGTTGTGCCGTTCGTCGAACAGAGCGCCGCATCAAAGGCCGCTAGCAATGCCCGAGCCCGCCGTTTTGGCGCGGTGCTGACGGGGCTTTACCTCACCAAATTTAAAGACGGCCAAGGCGGCGAAGTGCTGCTCGGTCAGGCCAAGCCCGAAGAGCTCGCGCCCGCTATCGCCCATTATCTCGGCCAGGGTGCCACTATGGTTCGCACCGGCCGCTGGCTCTCTGCTATCGCATCTGCAGCGAAGCCCGGCGTTCCCATTCACAAGTCATTGTCGCTCAAGCGGATCGAGGAGTTGCAGCGCAAGGCGCTGGCCTCGGAAGTCTAGGTTTGGGCTTTGAATTGCTCGATGGATGGCCACTTGTAGCGCGCAACCCAACGAATACACGCCAGTCATCGAGCAAATCCTTTGCAGGTGGAATGGCCTGGAGAAGAACGCAGCCCCTGCGGTTGTTGCCACCCATCTGCAACCTGTTTGAAGTGGTGCGGCTATGGGCCAAGCGCAACCCACATCCACACCGCCGCGCCACTTCATCCCTATCGCCTGCACGGCAGGCAACGAGCAGGCGCCATCGACGCCACGTGCACCTTTCATGCGCCGTGCCCGCTCGCAACCAACCCCAGAAGGCGCGGCCATTGGCGGAGTGCAACCCATCGGTTATCTGCCGCGCCTTCTGGACCCCAAACCACCACGCCGAAGCCCGCAACCCATTGGCTCGGCACATAAGAGGAGACCACCATGTATCTGAATACCGAACTTGCAACTCCGCCCGTAACAATGCCCGCCGCGCCATTCAAAACGTCGGGCATCTATACCGAGGCGATTGAAGATATCATTGAGTACTATCGCCTACGCCAGGACATGGTGAAGGCCAGAACCAAATTGATCTTGCAGGCGCAGGCTTCGTTGCGCAGGCATTTCGATGGCGACAAGGAGCAGGCCGCAGCCACTTTCGCTGCGGCATCAAAAGACGAAGAGCACGAATACTACGGCGCAATTTCGCCCTACCTTATGTCGCTCAAGATCCTCGACGACCAGCAAGGCAGGTACGAAAAGGAGCTCGTTCGTGCCGTCAAGAAGCTGCCGGTCTTCGAATGGGTGAAGTCTATCAAGGGACTTGGCGACGTGTCGGCCGCCTGTATCATTGGCGAGTGCAGCGGATATCACCGCGAAACAGGTGAGTTTTACAGCCTGGGCGACTTCAAGTCTGTTTCGGCCGTCTGGAAACGTATGGGATTGGCCGTCATCGGCGGTGAACGCCAGCGCCGTAAGGCTGGAGACGAAGCGCTGCTTCACGCGTACTCGCCGACCCGGCGTTCACTGATGTGGAATGTCGGAAACTCGATTATCCTCGGTATGGGCAAATTCCGTCCGCTGTTCGGCGAAGTCATCGACGACAACACGGAATACACGACGCTGCAAAAGGTCTTTGCGAATCGCGCCCGTTATGAGGCAGAACGCCTGCCGCACAAGACCGGTGAAGCCATCAAGGAATCGAAAACCGGCAAAGACAGCTATACCGCCCACGCCGCAAATCGGGCGAAGCGATACACCGAAAAGCGCCTCTTGCGGATGATGTTCGCCGAATGGCGCCGGTGCATGGGGTGAAGGAATTGTGGGGCGTGGCCACGGCACCATCGAAACCCAGCTAACGGGCGCCTAACCCCGCAAACACCCCAAAAAACAAAACGGGGCGTTAACAGCCCGGCACCACCCGTAGCCCGCCCCGTTTAAGACCTGGCATCAACGGTCACCACAACCTCCGCCAGCTCATTGAGGAGACCTTGCGGCCTCAACGCAAGATCTATGTCTTGGCGTTTAAGATGTCAAGATTTCACTTGCGTATAGAGTTTGCGACCGCCAGGGTCGCGACATCCATCCACCAAGTTGGATACACCACAGAGGAGATTTTATGAGACCAAAGTTGATCCCTGACGGGATGCTAATGCGCATCCGTGCCCGCAAGTCTGAGGGAGCATCGTTTCAGACGCTCGCCCACGAGTTCGGCTTCGGAAAGACAACTATCCTTGAGGCCATTAACGGCCGCAAGCCGCCGCGGCCCGTCGCTGACAACGACAACTATCCTGACCGCATCACCGTCATGTCGCCGCGGAACGGCGGCTGCTCGACGACTTCGGGCCTTATGCCTGTGACGCTCAAACGCATACCGACCATCGACGGCCATGCCAGGGTGGCAGCATGAATATGTGCGACGAATGCGAAGGCGTCTTCTTCGACTATGGCGACCAGGTTCGCCTGACGTCCAATCATCTCGTTACCGGCCAGATCATCGGCGAGCGCTCTTGGGGCCGTGAATATCAGGTGCGCCTCGTCGGCGTGCTCCAACCGGTCTGGTACGAATTCATCGAGCTTGAGCCAGATCCGGAATTCGACAACAGCGGCAGCGCCGCAAAGCCGCCGGCGGATGCACCGTCCGCAGACATCATCGATTTGGCGGCTGTTCGTGCCGCGGGGAGGGCTTGAACATGGGCAAGTTTAAGGTTGACGACCGGGTCATTGCAAAGGGGCGTGGCGGTGTAGTGGGAGAGCACGAAGGCGTGGTTTCGGCTTTCGACGATTATTCCGTGCTTGTGGAGTTTGGCGACGGATGGGCGGGCGGCCATGACGGCAGCCTCGGCGATAAAGTACAAAACCGGTGGTTTTTTTCACCCTCAGTGATTCGACATGCGCCTCTAAAAATAGAGAAAGGCAAATTTTACAAGACGCGCGATGGCCAGAAAATCGGGCCGATGTATAAGTTCAACGGCGACACCTGGGCGGCCGAAGGCAGTGGGCGCCTTTGGATCGATACCGGCGAACGATATTATCGGATAGATCGAGGAGGACCTACGGACCTTGTGTCCGAATGGACCGAGCCCAAAGTCAACGTTGCCGCCCAGTCCGACACCCTGTCTGACGAATACGGACGCGGCTCTGCCAGCACACCGTCGGCGAGCAATGACAACGTTGCCAAGCCGAAGTTCAAGGTTGGGGATTGGGTCAAGTGGCCAGGCAACGGTTGGCTTCGTTATTACGAAGTGGCCCACATTGAAGGAGATTCCTTCTGGATCGACTCCTTTGGCATTCCGATGCGTTACAGTCTGTCTAGCTGCGATTGGCTGGTGCGGTCGGCGGCGTCCCATGGTGTCGACCCCACCGCAATCGTTGCCCTCATCGAGGACGGCCAGCCTAAGCCTGCGGCACGACCGTACATCCACAACACCGTGGGGGCTGCCACCGCCGAGGCCAACCGCCTTGCCGCCAAGCACAAGGGCCAGGAGTTCGGCGTCTACGTGCTGAACGGTACGTTCCAGGTGCCCAAGCCGACTTATGACCATGAGTGGCAGCGCCTAGCTGCCGCAGGCCAGAAGGTCAATGCGATCAAGGAGCTTCGCGCCATTACGGGACTGGGGTTGGCCACGGCAAAAAACGCCGTCGAAGACTGGGCCGCGCGAGCCGCCTAACGCCACCAAAATCACAAACCACCACCAAACCTCTTGCGCTATGCGCAAGAGGTCAGAGGAGGCTTTATGTCTGTTTTTATCAAGAGCGCAGCATGACCAAAGACGCAGACCTCACCGGCCCGCCGCTCGACTATGTCCCGGTCTCGCGGCTTGACGCCACGCCCATCCCAACTAAACCGTTTCGATTCAAGCCGCCGACCCTTCGCCGTAGCATTTATGCGGCCGGCTGCGCGGCTGCATTCGTTGCTGCCTTGGTTTCGTCCCCAGCGGTCGTGCTCTTCATGATCTTCGCGCTGATCGGTTGGTGGCTGCTTTGCAAGCTGTTCGACCCCGACTGACGCGCAAGCCGCGCTGCAACGACGTGCACCTGGTCGTCGCTTACGCCGCCTTCCTTTTCATCCTCGCCTTTCTGCAATGAGGAGAGCTACATGGCTATCTCTTGGGATAAGCTTGAAGACACATCAGATACCGACCCGCCCGTTGTAACCATCTATGGCGGGGCGAAACTCGGCAAAACCACCCTCGCGTCGGAGTGGCCCGCGCCTTATTACTGCCGGACCAGCGAGGGCGAAAGGCAGTCCGCTGGCTCGCCCATGAAGTCCTTCGGCGTTTCCGACGTTTACCAGGACGTCATCGACCAGATGGAATTCATGCTGCAGGCCGAGCACGACCGGCGCACCTTCGTTCTTGACGCACTTGATGGCCTCGAGACGATGATCAACGCAGAGGCTTGCGCACGCAACGACTGGCCCGACATCGAGGCGCCAGGCTTCGGCAAGGGCTATGCCGCCGCACATGCCGTGTGGCTGGAATTCATTGCCAAGGTGCTCGAGCTTAAGAAAGCTGGCTTCTATGTGGTGCTCATTGCTCACGTTAAAGCCAAGACTGTTCCGGGCATCACCACGGACAGCTATCCGCGTTACAACCTCAACCTGCGCGACGATTCATCGTCGGCCATCTGCGCCGCATCGGACCTTATTGGCTTTCTGCACCAGCCGGTGTCGATCAAGAAGGAAGATCTCGGCTTCAAGAAGACTGCCAACCGCGGGCAGGGCGGTGGCGACGTCTCCATCGCTGTGCAGGAGAGGCCAGGTTACGTCGCCGGCAACCGGTATTCCATCCCCAAGCCGACGCTGCCTTTCAAACAGGGCAAGGGCTTCGACATCCTCAACCAGTACTTCCCGCCGCAGCCGGACGTCGTGACAGAGGCGCCCGCGGAAGAAGAGGATGCGGCCTGATGTGTGTCGTGTCGATGGTTGGCGACCACTTCGCTGATAAGACGCGCGGCCCTTGGGCACCATACTTCCCGCAGCCGTGGGAGGTGGACCCCGCGCCAGCACGGCCCCGCATTCCCTTCAACCTAAAGCCCGACATCACCCGCGATGAGTTCGACGCCCTCAAGCGTGACGTGCAGGAAATGAAGGAACTCCTGAAACGGGCGAAGAAGTACGACGAGGACAACCACGAGCCTCACTGCGAGGTCGAAGAGAAGATGGAGCTTTTGCGCGCCATCGCCAAGCTCGTCGGCATTGACCTGTCCGATGTCATCGGTCCTTCGCGGGAGCTGGCTTGATGTTCCGCGGTGAATCCTGGTTCGCCTGGTTCCCGGTCAAGGCCCGCACTCGCGGCGGACGGCTCATCTGGGTTTGGCTCACCAATGTCTGGCGTGACCAGACATCCACGCCCTTCGGTAGCGTGCCTTATCGCTACTACCTGCTCTAAACCACACCACAAGGAGACCATGCATGGCCAAACTCGGATTTGATTACGAGGTGGACTTCGAGAATACCGACAAACAGGGCGGTGGCGGGCTCATCCCGCACAGCTATTGCCGCATCTGGGCGGAGGCGATCGAGCTCAAGCCTACGAACGACACGAAGGGCTATCAGGCCGAAATCACCTTCGAGGTGCAGGAGCCGGAAGACCTGAAGGGCAAGAAGTTTTGGGCATACTGGACCATCGTCCATGCCGACGGCTTCAATCACGGCCAGTACAAATACGGCAAGCCGCAGTTCGACCGCCTGGGCCGCGCCGTCGATGTGAATATCACCGGCGACACCGATACCGACGAATTGCTGTTCAAGTCGTTCGTCGCAGAAATCGAGATCCAAGAAGGCGGCCCGAAGGCTGACGGCTCGGGCAACTACAAAGACAAAAACCAGATCGCTCGCTTCTTCTTCGAAGACGCCGCAGCGAAAGAACCCGTGCCGCAACTCGGCTTGATCGGCGACGGCACTGCGAAACGCCCACCGTTTAAGAGCGGCGCGGCAAGAACGCCTGCCAACGACAACCGGCCCGCTGCGGCAAGACCGGCGCCCGCTGCTGCGGCGGGAGGTGCCAAAAAGAACCCGTGGAGCAAGTAACCACGCCGTATGCGGGCCGTTACCAGCGGCCCGCCTCACCACAAGAGGAGACTTAAATGTTGAAACGGATTGCTGCAGCTGCGATTGGCGCTGCTCTGATGCTGACTGGCTGCACAAATGACGCCGATGTAGCGTCGCACAATCTTTCGAAGGCGGCTGACAACTTCGAAATCACCCGCCGCGTCGTGTTCTATAACGGAATTACCGGCGGCTACATGCTGAGCATCGAGGGCCTTTGTTCGCTCGGCAATAACGATCCTGCTCGCCAAGTCACGATCACCTGCAAGACTGGGCCGTCCTCATACAAGAAACACTTCCTCGGCCTGTCCGACAACGTGACCTTCTTCGTCGAGCAGTTGGAACCCGCCAAGGCCAGCGCCTACCACTATCGCGTCACTTTCAAGCCGCAGTCCATCTTGCCGGACATCGATTTCCGCGGCGACGCCGGCGAACTTCTTTCGGGAGGTGAGTGATGCGAGACCTAATGATCGATATTGAAACCCTTGGCACGAAACCGGGAAGCGTGATTCTTAGCATCGGAGCAGTTACTTTCGACGCCCTGACCGGAGAATTCGGAGAAGAATTTTACGCTTCCATCAATCCAGCGAGCGCCACGAAGGCAGGTCTGACCATCGATGCTGCAACCGTTCAATGGTGGATGGAACAATCGGAAGAGGCTCGTCGATCGGCATTTGCCGGCGACCGCCAGGTTGGCGGAGTACTAGCAGAATTCTCCACATATGTTCGACGTACGTGTGCGGATCGCGTGTGGGCGAAACCTCCATCGTTTGATTTAGTTTTGATTGAATCGGCATTTCAAGCTTGTGGAATGGAAACGCCCTGGCATTACCGATCGCCTAGGGACTGCCGTACACTCTTTGACCTCACGGGCACCACGCAGCCAAGCGTTGGCATCGCCCACAACGCTCTTGATGATGCGAAAGCGCAGGCAATGGGCGTGATCGAGGCATATGGCCGTTTCGGACCGCAAGCCTAACCTACCGCGCCGGCTCACCACCGGCGCCATTCCCACCACAAGAGGAGACATCATGCAGCTTTCCATAAAGCGCGCAGACCTTGCGCGCGCCGTCACTGCTGTCGGCAGAGCGGTCGAGGCGCGAAACACCGTCCCGGTCCTGTCCATGCTGCGCCTGTCGGCTGACGGCGATTGCCTGACACTGCGAGGTACCGATCTGGATGTCGAAGTTACCGCTTCGGCCGCCGCTTCGGTTCACGCAGCCGGGGAGACTTGCGTCAACGCCAAGCTTTTGGCGGACATCGCAAAGAAGGCGGGCAACGACGACGTCAGCTTGACGCTTGAGGGCGACCAGCTAATCGTCAAGTCAGGCAGGTCGCGCTTTTCACTTGCAACGTTGCCAGCATCGGACTTCCCCGATTTAACAGCCGGCACATACAACGCCACCTTTGACATTGATCTCGCCGCCCTGTTCGCGCCGGTTCAATTTGCGATTTCAACCGAGGAAACGCGCTACTATCTAAATGGCATCTTCTTCAAGGGGGAGTTCGACAAGACCATCGCAGTGGCGACGGACGGTCATCGTCTTTCGCGGCATCACGTTGCGGCCAGTGCCGAGTTCGCAGGCATCATCGTGCCGCGAAAGATTGTTGGGCTGTTGCCGAAGGGCTCGGTGACGGTGTCCGTGTCGGACAGCAAGATCCGTGTTGAAGCAGGTGATTTGGTCATCGTCAGCAAGCTGATCGACGGGACGTTCCCTGACTACAATCGCGTCATTCCGACGGCCAACGACAAGATCATCACTGTCGACCGCGACGAGATCATGAAAGCCGCAGACCGCGTCTCCACGATCTCATCTGAGCGTGGTCGGGCTGTGCGTTTCAGCATCGCGCCGGGCGCTATCAGCCTGTCTGTCAACAACCCGGAATCGGGCAGCGCCAGCGATGAAATCGCCGCGGAATACGGCGGCGAACCTCTCGATATTGGGTTCAACAGCCAGTACATCCGCGATCTTTTCTCAGTCGTGCCGGCTGGCCCGGTCAAGTTGGCGCTTCTCGATGGCGGCGCGCCGGGCGTTATCACGTCGGCGGGTTTTGATGGTTGGACCGGCGTCCTGATGCCTATGAGGGTCTGACCATGGAAGACCTGCAAGCCTACTTCGCCAAGGCTTTGCGCGCTCAAGTTGGCTTTGTCCCTGCTGCTCCGGCGGCAGGGCTCTGGCGGCCGGCCGATCAAGCCGAAGCCGAAAAGTTTGAGCGTGATTGGTGCCGTCATTGCATCCACGACAAGGCTGAAGACTGGGAAGATGAATTCGGCAACCACGTTCCGGGCTGCTGCGTCATCCTGGATTGCGGGATGACGGGGAATTCAGTCGAGGAGTGGGTGACACGTGACGGGCTGGCCGCGTGCCTGGCTTTCGAGCAGGACGCACGCTTCCCGGCTCGATGCTTGAAAACGATGGAGATGTTTTGATGGCCCTAACTCGCCTGACCAAAGAACTCGCCGTCAACAAGGATCTGGTCGCCAGCGTCCACTGGGACCGCTTGTACACTTCCACGGCATTGGTGGTCACGATGCAGGATGGAACGGCTCACCGCATCACGCACACCGGCGGCTACACGGGCGGCGACGATTGCTATGAAATCGAAAGGAGGCTGCTCGATGCGTGACATGACAGAAATCCCAATCGCCGCCGCGAAGCGGATCGCCGATGAGTACGGGTATGATCAGATCGTGATTTACGCTCGTCGCTGCCACGACAGCCCTGAGCCCCATGGCGAGCACATGACGACCTACGGGCGTACCCCAGAGCATTGCAGCGTCGCCGCCCGCATGGGTGCAACTCTGCAACGTTTCATGGGGTGGACTGTCTAATGGTCCCAATCCCCAAGCCCACATCCAGCACCTTGCTCGAAATTCAAGCCGCGCTCGAGGCGGGACATGACGACTGGGAATCCGTCGGCGTGCCAGCCGGCGACATTGGCCTTGAATGCGACAGGCAGATCTGGCTTTCGTTTCGGCGAGCCTCGCCAGGGGAGCGCATCGACTGGCAAAAGCGGCGGATCTTCGAGCGCGGCAACATCGAAGAAGAGCGATTAATTGACCTCTTGCGGCTGGTCGGATGTGAGGTGTGGGGGCAGCAGGACAGGGTTCGCGCCGCTGGCGGGCACCTCCGCGGCAAGATCGACGGCCGCGCTCTCGGTATCGTCGAGGCGCCGAAGACTGAGCACATTGTGGAGTGCAAATCTGCAAAGCAGGAAGTTTTCCGCGTCGTCAAGAATAAGGGCGTAAAGGCCGGCAAGCCAGATCACTACGCCACGTTTCAATTCTACATGTTCGGCCTGGGCGTCGATCGCGTCTACTACATGATGAGCAACAAGAACGACGAGGATCTGCACCTCGAGCGGGTCGAATACGACGCCGCATTTGCCATCAGAGCGGTGGCCCGCATTGAACGCATCATCAACATGCCCGAGCCGCCCGTGCGGCTTTGCAAGAAAAGAGACGACTTCCGCGGGCGGTTCTGCCGCCAGGCTGCGGTGTGTTGGGGCGAGCAAATGCCGCGCGCCCACTGCAGAACATGCATCCACAGCACGCCGTTGATGACAGGCAATGCCGCATGGGATTGCGCGCGATGGCATCAACCGCTCTCGCTCGACGACCAAGCAGCCGGATGCCCGGCCCACCTTTTCATCCCGACGACGCTTGCCGGGCTCGAAATGATCAACGCCGATGAAGCCAGCGAGACCATTACCTACCGCTTGCCCAACGGCGAGCTTTGGGTGGACGGCGCCGCTACCGACAACACTCCGGCCGCCGACCAAGCAGCCTGACACCACATCGAAAGAGGAGACCGACATGTTTGCTGACCTCGGGCAGCAAGGCGGAGCCGTGCCCTTCTATGACCTCACCGCAATGCGCCTCGATATCGCCAGAGCTCATCAGGTTCTTGCTGGCGACATGACGGCGTTAGAGCGCGCCTTCATCTGGGCGCGGACGCCGCAAGGCGCCGACTACTGGCACAGACAGGCAAGCGGGCTCGACCACGATGCCCGATCAACAATCGCCTTCATGATCGCGCAGTCGATCGAATTTGAAATTCTCCAAGGGAGGGCAGCAGCATGACCCCGGCCAACGATAACCGTCCTGCAGAATTCGATGCGCGCCTGCTAGGCTACATGCCGCACCTAAAGCGGCTCGCCTCCCGCCTGTGCAACAATACCGACGAGCGCGAAGAACTGGTGCAGGAATCACTCGCATATATCCTGCTCCACTGGAAAAGCTTCCGCCCAGACGGTGGCTTTTACAACTGGATCACCTTGTGCATGCGCCACAAAGCCCAGGACAAACGCCGGCGCGAGGCGAAGCGCAAAACGCGCATCACGTTCGTTGACGATGAGGAGTCGATGGTGTCGGCAAGCTACTTGCCGAACCAAATCGAACGCCTCGAGCTTTTGCAGACGCTGGAACAACTGGACGCCAACCGTCATGGCGAAGTCGTCTTGCGCCGGGCGATGGGTGATGGCTTGCGCGAGATCGCAGAAAAGTATGGCGTTTCAAAAGAGCGTATACGCCAGCGCGAGGAACTGGGCCGGCGGGCGTTGCAGGACGCGGCGTGATGCTTGAACTCCGCGACTACCAGCGGGCATCGATTAATGCTCTCTACGAATACTGGGGGAAGGGCGGCGGCAACGGTCTTATCGTGCTGCCGACTGGCGCCGGCAAGGCGCTGGTCATTGCCAAGATTATCGAGGAACTACTCTCCGACTATCCCAGCATGCGTATCCTCAACGTCACGCATGCCGCCAATCTTGTCGGACAGAACTACAAGGAATTCGTCGGGTTGCTTCCGTTCGCGCCCGCGGGGATCTATTCGGCTGGCTTGAAGCGGCGCGACGCGTCGGCGCAGGTGCTTTTCTGCGGCATCCAGTCCGTATGGAACAAGGTGGCGCAGATTGGCGAAATCGACCTGGTCATTGTTGATGAAGCGCATGCGATCAGCCGGAATTCCGACACGCAGTACGGAAAATTCTTCGAAGCGGTTCGTGAAGCCAATCCGGACAGCCGCGTTTGCGGGACGACCGCTACAGATTACCGGATGGATTCCGGTCGCCTGACGGAAGGCGACGACCGACTATTCGATGACGTCGTCTACGAGATCGGCATTGGCGATCTAATGGAGCAAGGATATCTCACCCGCCTAACCAGCCAGAAAACTGCAGCGAAGATAAATTTGAAGGGCATCGGCACCCGTGGTGGCGATTACATCCCAGGGCAGGTGGCCGAAGCGGCAGAACACATCATCGAGGAGGCGATCGCCGAAGACATGATTGCATCCGCCGACAGGCGGGCGGGGTTATTCTTCTGCACCAGCAAGGAAAATGCGATCCACATACGCGACGCGATCCGGCGACACGGCCGGACCTGCGAAGCATTGACCAGCGATAACGCTCACGAGATGGACCGCATATTCACGGCGTTTAAGGCCGGGGAGTTGTGGTCGATCGTGTCGGTCAACATGATTACCACCGGCACGAATTTCCCCTTCGTCGACTTCATATCGCTGCTGATCAGCACGAAGTCGGCCGGAAAGCTGGTGCAGATTCTTGGCCGCGGCACCCGCAACTCACCGGGCAAGACCGACTGCCTGGTGGCCGACCATGGACGGAATCTCGCGTATCATGGGCCGATTGATCAGATTCGGCCGCGCGAGCCGGGCAAAGGTCTTGGCGAGCAGCCGAAGAAGCTGTGCCCACCCGATGCGCCGGACATAAATGGTCAGTGCGGGTGTGGTGAGCTTATTCCGATTTCGATCATGACGTGTCAGTGCTGCGGCTACGTCTTCCCACCAAATGAGGAAGAGAAGATCACGGCCAAGGCCGACATTACGCCGGTGCTCTCAACCGAAAAGCCTTGGCATGTAGTTTCGGCAAGGTCGTTCTTCCATCACCCAGGCAAGCCCGGCAAGCCGGACAGTGTCAAGGTCAGCTACCTCGTCGGCATGAAGCAGGTGAATGAGTGGGTCTGCTGTGCCCACACCGGATATCCGAAATCAAAAGCCGATCGGTGGTGGATGATGCACGGCGGAAAGCGCCCGTTCCCGCGCGATGTTTTGGAGTTCCTGGAGCGGCAAGCTGAATTGATGGATACTACCGAGATCCAGCTGAACTACGAGCGGGATCCCAAGTATCCCGATATCATGGCGCACCGCGTCGGGGTTGCTGCTGCCAATGACAACCGCGAACCGCCCGCGAACGACAACGTCGATTGGCGCGCCCAGATGGACGACGACATCCCATTTTAGCGGTTGACGTCTGAGTTTGCGACCGGCGTAGTCGCCAACATGCAGCGCCTACCATGCGTCGCCACCACAAGAGGAGATATCATGACCTTCAAGATTTATGGTCAACATGACGACAAAACCATCGGGCAGATGGAAACGTGCATGAACACCGGCAGTGCTGCCGCAGGCGTGTTGTGCGCTGACGGACACCTGGGCTACGCGCATCCGATCGGTGGCGTAGTGGGCTACACCGACCACATCAGCATCAGCGGCGTGGGTTTCGACATCGCTTGCGGCAACATGGCAGTCCGCCTCGATACGCCTTATGCCGATATCGCGCCGCGCATCGGTGAGATACTCCAGGATATCTCCCGCGTCGTTTCGTTCGGAGTCGGTCGTAAAAATGATGAGCGTGTCGAGCATGAGATTTTTGAGAGCGACCTTTGGGACGCTGCCGAGGTCGCAGACCTGAAATCGATGGCGCAAGCTCAACTGGGCACTGTCGGCTCGGGCAATCACTATGTCGATATCTTCGAGGGCGACGACGGCGCCACGTGGATCGGCGTGCACTTTGGCTCTCGCGGGCTCGGCCACAAGATTACGACAAAGTACCTCGCGCTCGCTGGCGCCAAAGATGGAATGGAAGTGCCGCCGGCACTGCTTCCTGCAGACAGCGATACGGGGCGAGGCTATCTAGCGGGCATAGAACTTGGTGGTCTCTACGCCTACGCTGGCCGTGAGTGGGTGGTTGAGCGTGTCCGTCAAATCATTGGCGGCGCTGTCACGTTCAGTGTTCACAACCACCACAATTTTGCCTGGCACGAGAACCATGGCGGAATCGACATGTGGGTGGTTCGCAAAGGCGCAACGCCGGCATTCCCAGGCCAGTATGGTTTCGTCGGTGGCTCCATGGGCGATGACGCCGTCATCTTGCGCGGCGTTGACACGCCGGAGTCGGCAGCATCATTGTACTCCACCGTGCACGGCGCCGGTCGTGTGATGTCGCGAACCGAAGCTCGCGGCAAGTTTGTGAAGGTGGACGGGAAGAAGATCCGCCAGCCTGGCAAAGTGCGCCACGATGAGTGGCAGCGGTGGATTCGCGACAAAGGTGTCACCGTGCTTGGCAGCGACCTCGACGAAGCACCGCAGGCCTACCGACGCCTGCCTGAGGTTCTCGCCGCTCACGCAGGCACGATCTCGATCGAGCACGTCCTGAAGCCTCGCGGCGTCATCATGGCGGGCAGCAACGAATTCGATCCCTACAAGGACTGAGCCATAAATCGCGGGTAGCAACCGCGTAATCAGCAGAGCGAGACCCTTGCCGGTATAGCCTCGTCGGAGGCGTCGTTAGCGGTGCGGTAGGGCTCACTGGCCCGCTCGTAAGAGCCTGTCAGTAAGGGAATAAAACGAGGCGTCACGGCACGCCTATCGCCTGCAAGCCGGGGATTGCTGCCGGCACTCTGACCACCGCCACAAAGAGGAGACATCATGCCCGCACAAAGACGCGCGCCTGCCGACAACTTCGACCCTATGGCCGTTAACCTGCCGCCCAGGGACCACAACCAGCCGCCGGCCAACGACGACCAGCCCAGCGCCTTTGACCTGATTAAAAAGGAAATCGAAGACCTCTTCGAGGAAGCCACCAACTGGTGCGACGGCGAGCCCATTTCCAGCCAGGAAATGCATGATGCCGTCGAGAAGCTCTACGATGTGCTGCATGATGCAGGCAAGCGTGCCGACACGCTGCGCGTTGCTGAGAAGAAGCCGCTCGACGACAAGATCGCCGCTATCCAAGCCGCCTACAACCCGCTGATCCAAGCCAAGCGCGGCAAGGTTGATCTCGGCAAGTCCGAGCTTGGCAAGCTGCTCGCGGTCTGGCGCAAAAAGGTCGCCGATGAAAAGGCCGCTGAGGCCGCCGCCAAGGCCGCTGAAGCTGCTGCTGCGGCACAGGCTGCGCAAGAAGCAATCCGCGCGTCAGCGGGCAACCTCGCGGCGCGCGTCGATGCCGAGGAGCAACTGGCCCACGCCGCCACCCTGCAGAAGCAGGCGAAGCGCGCCGACAAGGCGGCGACGACCGGTCTCGGGCTGCGGACAGTCTGGTCGGCAAAGCTGGTGGACGAGGAAGCTGCGATGGAGTGGTGCTGGGCGCGCGCCAAGGCGGAGTTGCTGGCCGTTGCGCAGCGCAATGCCGATGAGCTTGTTCGCGGTGGCGCTCGTGCCGTGCCGGGGTTCCAGGTTGTTGATGAGAAGGTGGCGGCGTGAGCGGCGGGTATTGCTACGGCGAACCGGAGCCGAAAGAGGCCTGCCCGTACTGCGGCGCGGAGTGTGACGCTGATTTCGTTGATGTCGGGGTCGGCTACACACAATGCGGCCCGTATCACTGCGAGAAGTGTGGCGCGTCTGAAATCGGCCCCTACGACGAGAGAAGAACGTTGTCTGACGGCGAGCGTCGCACTGGTTGGTATGCGCCCGGCCGCGAGCCCGGCTCTTCCGCCAACGTCATTGGCGGCAAGGTTGTCGGTCATCATGAAGCATTGGGCGCCTATCAGTCGGAGTTCACCGGCAATCCGCTTTATGAGGTGCCGGGGTACGTCGACGAGTGGTGGGCGAAGCAGAGGTCCGTTGGATGACCGACACCTACAAACCCGATCAAGAGACTTTCCTGCGAGACGTTGCGGACCACAAGATCACTGGCCACATCATCGACGGCGTTTATCGCCACATCACGTTCAGCCGGCCTGGTTCGTCGGTCTACCGCTTCCACATCACGACGTGGCCCGGCTATCTCTGCATCAGCGGCGACATGGGCTCTTTCGTGTTCTCGCGCCTGACAGACATGTTCGAGTTCTTCCGCGATAAGTGGATCAACCCTTGCTACTGGGCAGAGAAAATCCAGGCGACCAACAAGCATGGCGGCCACCTCAAGTTCAGCGAGGACCGATTGAAGGAAGCCGTCGCCGAAGACTTTAAGCAATGGCATTTCGAGTCCGATGAGCAGAAGGCAGCCGCGTGGAAGGAGATCGACGACGAATGGGACGGTCTTTTCTACAATGCGTGCGGCAGTGATCACCACCATGCCGTTCGCGAGGTCATGGACTGGAAGTGCCCGATCACCGGCCAGCGCTTCGTGTACTTCTACGAGCACGACCTGGAGGACTACACCTACCACTACATTTGGTGCTGTCGGGCGATCCTGTGGGGGATTCAACAGTTTGATGCAGGTCGCGCCGCCATCGAAGCGGCGAACGATAACGGCGAGATGAGGGAGGTCGCATGAACCGAGCAGCGAAAAGAAGACCCACAACCACCCCACCCGCCCGAGCCGAGACGCCGACGGTGCAACTCGAAATCGCAGCCATGTGGCTTCACGAGGCCACCATGCGGCTGACCGAGCTGAAGCATATGGACTTGTCGATGGATCTGACGCGCGTCGGGCATGATTGCGAAGCGATGGCGAGGAGGGTGTGATGGCAACCGAGAAGCAAATGATCGGTGGCGGCCTCGGCGTACTGCCCGTAACGCCGGTCAAGTGCGTTATGTGCAACGGCAGCGGTTCGCGCTATGCCCGCCACGAGACGGGATACGTCTCAATGGCTACAGAGACATGCGCTGACTGCTCTGGTTCCGGGAGGGCAAAACCATGACCACAATCACCGAAACCGCCCTGAACTGGAGCGTTGCAGGCGACCGGCAAGCCCCACACGGCCTTGACGAAGTCCTGCTACTCCTTAACAAAGCGAGGCTTTCAATTCCCGCCGAATATCGCTCAACGGCTGAGATCGACTTCGAACCTTATTTCGACTGTGCAGGCGATAGCTACCCGCAGATCCGCATCACCTATGAGCGACCGGCGACGGAGCAAGAAGCGGCGACGCTCGTGGCCAGCGAGCGGGCGCACTGGGGCGATCAATTGAACCAGGCGCGGTCTCGCGTCGATTACTGCCTGGCGCAGATTGATGGGCTGGGTGAGGGGAGGGCGTGATGGGTATCACTGACTGCGACCACATCTGCGGCCGCTGCGGCGAACACATGTCCCATTGCTCGCTTTGCGCAGACCTGCCGTCCGCCGTGGTTCGCGTGCGCAGTTCGCGACCTACCTATGAGCAGCAGCGGGAAGATGCCGCACAGGATCGCGCACTGCGCCGGGAGGCCGATCGACGGCAGGGATGGCGATGACGCTCTACCTCTTCGACCCTGGCTTCTGCGAATACACGCCGCAGCCTTCGTTGGACGCGGCCCTCGCATCCGCAACCAGCCTCATAAACGCCTACCGCGATCAGTGCGACCCGGAATGGCCTGAGTATGTTGAAGACATCAGGGTCTATGAATCCGACGACCCGGAAGAACCGGGCGAGGGCAAGTTGGTGGCGTGGGTGGTCGAGCACAACCGGATTGAACGGCCAGACGACATAGACGAGGACGGCTATTCGCCGTCCTGTGACCTGTGGTTCGGTCAGGTCGATTTCTACGTTGATTATCGGATGGAGGTTGTGCGCCAGTGACCAAAGATTGCATCGAAACTTCGGACCGCCCGATTGTTGCCGAGCAACAAAGGGGCGGGGATGATTACAAGGCGTGGTACGAAGAGGCTATAGAAGCCGCCAACGAGGCGGGCTACGGGCCTTGTTCTGCGGCTCAGGCGATCAGAATGCTGGCCGATGAACTCAATCTCGCTGAAGCCCGCGTGGCGGCTGCTGACTTGCTTCGGCCGATCTGGGCGAAGGGCTACACGTCGGACAGCATTGCGGCCCAATCGACGTCATGTGCACTCGCCGAATTGTGGAAAATTCTCGGCGTGAGCAACCAGACAGAAGCGGTCGGTAAGCTGCGCAATCTGGTGGCATCATGACCACCCCGTCCCAACTCGCCACCGCCTACTACCTGACCGCCCAATGGCACGACAAGCAGGCCGCATCCTGCGACGAGATTGCTAACGATGAGCCGCGGATCGCGGTCGAAATCCGCAATCGTGCCGCACAGGCCGCCGTGCATCATCGCGCAAGTGCTGCTGGACTGCGGCTGGCGGCTTCGCAGTTGCTGCGGGCGGCTATCGCACAATAGCGCGCCACCACCGCGCTGACACCACTAAGAGGAGACTTCATGAACCCGATCGTCGCGCAGACAGCGCAGACGGACGCCTACGCTGCGTTTCTGGCGCGGAAGGCGATCCTTGACCCACCAACTGGCATGCATGACATTCCGTCGCTCCCCGGGGCGCTATTCCCGTTCCAGCGCGATATCGTGACGTGGGCGCTCAAACGCGGCCGTGCTGCCTTGTTTGCTGGCACTGGCCTTGGCAAGAGCCTAATGGAACTTTCCTGGGGGCAGGCCGTGCATACGGCCACGCACGGCGACGTGCTGCATTTCGCGCCGCTTGCTGTCGCGGCTCAGATGGTCCGAGAAGCAGAGAAGTTCGGCATTCCGGCGCGGCACGTTCGCTCGCAGGCGGAATGCGGTCCAGGCATCAACGTCACCAACTACCAAAAGATCGAGCATTTCGACCTCGCCGAGTTTGCTGGCGTCATCCTCGATGAAAGCAGCATTCTCAAATCAGAGACGGGACATTACCGCAACGAACTGGTGGAAGCCTGTCATGGCATTCCGTTCCGGCTGGCGGCGACCGCGACGCCGGCCCCGAACGATTTCATGGAACTCGGCAACCACGCTGAATTTCTCGGCATCATGTCCTATTCAGATATGCTCGCGACGTTCTTCACCCACGATGGTGGAGAAACACAAAAGTGGCGGCTGAAAGGGCATGCCGAGAGCGACTTCTGGCGCTGGATGGCCTCATGGGCTGTCATGCTGCGCAAGCCTTCCGACCTCGGATATGACGATGGCGCATATTCGCTGCCGACGCTGCACCAGATCCATCACACGGTGGCCGTGGACAACTCGGCAGATGATCTAGCCGGCGGCCGTGCGTCCACACTGCAAGATCGCATCAAGGCTCGTCGGGACAGCGTAGCGGATCGCGTGGCCGCAGCGGCGTCATTGACGCCGACTGATCGCCCATTCGTCTGGTGGTGCAATCTAAATTCCGAAAGCGAAGCGCTTGCCAAGGCAATTCCGGGTGCCGTTGAGGTTCGTGGTTCAGATAGCGAAGACGCGAAAGAGCGGAAGCTGATCGATTTCAGCGAAGGCCGTATCCGCGTGCTGGTCAGCAAGGCGTCGATTTGCGGATTTGGCATGAACTGGCAGCATTGTGCGGATACCGGCTTTGTCGGTCTCAATGACAGCTTCGAGCAGGTCTATCAGGCCATCCGCAGGTTCTGGCGGTTTGGGCAGCAGAACGAGGTGACGGCACACTTCATTGCCGCCGAGACGGAAGGCGCTGTGGTCGCGAACCTTAAGCGCAAGGAGGCGGACGCCGACCGCATGGCTGCGGCCATGGTGCTCCACACCGCCAACATCACGAAGCAGGCAATCAATGCGCAAGCTCGCGAGAAGGCCAGCTACGACCCGAAAATCCCGATGCAAATTCCGACTTGGCTCACCGCCTAGCGCTACCACGAGGAGACACCATGACCAACACCCATACGACGCCGACCGTGACCGCAGGCATCAACGCCGTGAACCAGGTTATTACCGACAACTACGCCATATACGAAGGAGATTCGTGCGAACTGATCCGCGCCATTCCCGGCGACAGCGTGGACTTCGGTATCCATTCCCCTCCTTTCGAGGGGCTGTACAAGTTTTCTAGCTTCGACCGGGATATCAGCAACAACGAGGGCGGCGCGTTCTGGGAGCACTACGCATTCCTAATCCAAGAGCTGCTGCGCGTCACCAAGCCGGGCCGCATCCACAGCGTGCACTGCATGCAGTTGCCGACGAGCAAGAGACGGAATGGCTTCATCGGCATGCGAGACTTCCGCGGTGAGATTATTCGCGCCTACGAGGATGCAGGCTGGCTCTTCCATTCCGAGGTTTGCATCTGGAAAGACCCCGTCGTTGCACAGCAGCGCACGAAGTCTATCCGGCTACTGCATAAGCAGTTGGCGAAGGACAGCAGCATCAGCGGGCAGGGGCTTGCCGACTACATCGTGTCGTTCCGCAAGCCGGGCGAGAACGAGTGCGCGATCCATGGTCCGTTGTCGCAGTGGATCGGTGCGCAGCCTGGCGAAGATGGCGGACTGGATATCAGCCGCGAGGCTTATGACCGTCATGCCGCCGAGACGTTGGCGCAGGGCAAGCAGCCGTGGCCGTTTGAGCAGTGGAAGTCCATCCTTGTCTGGCAACGCTACGCCTCTCCTGTATGGAGCGATGTTCGCCAGACCCGCACCCTGCAATATCGATCAGCGCGTGACGAGCAGGACGAACAACATATCTCGCCGCTGCAGCTCGATGTCATTGAGCGGTGCATCGACTTATGGAGCATGCACGGCGAGACGGTACTGACGCCGTTCCTTGGGATTGGCAGTGAGGTCTATTCAGCTGTCGAGATGGGCCGTAAGGGCGTCGGTTTCGAACTTAAGCCATCATACTTCCGACAGGCGGCCAAAAACATTGCTTCTCTGGGCACTAAAGGTCAGCCGGTCGCAGATTTGTTTTCGGCCGCCAACGACAACCATCCGGCCAGGGAAGCCGCATGACCGTCATCCCAAACCTAAAAAAGCCCGCCATCCCGTTCACGCCCACAGCTGACGCCCAGGGCGCGCCGACGGTTTGCCGCTGCTGTGCCAGGCGGGCCATCGGAACGGGCGTAGGCCTAACAAAGCAGAAGGACGACCCAGGCTACCTCTGCGGCGAATGCGTCCTCATCATCGAGGACCTGGCCAAGATGCGGCGGCTGGATCCGTTCGAACTGCAGGCGCTGGACGGCGGCGTCGAGGCGGTCGGCGAATGGCTCACCGAACGCGGAATTTCGGACTTGGCGCTTCTGGACGAGCTAGATGCGCGAATGTTGGTGAAGGCGGCGTGGCTTGGATGTGCTGACCGGCTAAGGGCCGCATTGCGGGAGGCGCCGTTTTGATTGGGGGAACAATGAAACACGATAATGATAACAACACCGGCCTGCGCTTCTTGAGCGTGTGCAGCGGAATAGAAGCAGCCTCTGTCGCCTGGCATCCGCTTGGCTGGAAGGCTGTGGCCTACTCGGAAATCGAGAAGTTTCCGTCTGCCGTCCTGGCGCATCACTATCCAGACGTGCCGAACCTTGGAGACTTCACTAAGATCGACACAACGACGCTCGGCCGCGTGGACATTCTTGCGGGAGGCACGCCGTGCTTCACGGCGGGTCACATGGTGCTGTCTGCGAAGGGGTATGTGCCCATCGAGGAAATCAGAGTCGGCGACGAAGTCGTCACCCACAAGGGAAGACTTCGCACGGTCGTTCGTATCGGCAATGAGCGGAAGGAAGTTGGCGTCCTGACCGGCGTTGGCATGTGCGAACCAATCACTTGCACAGCAGACCATCCGTTCCTGTCGGTCGAGTGGCGCAATCAGAACACCAGGCGCGACAATCTGTACACCAAAGTGGAGCATTGCGGCCACCCTGAGTGGGTCGCGGCGAAGGATATGCCTGGTCGCCAGTGGTGCCAGTTGTTGAGTCATGACAACGACAACCGTGCGCCGGAATCCGCCAAGTTCGACGTAAAGACGGCTATGTACATCGCTGGCATGTATCTCGGTGACGGATGGATACGTAGGCATGATGGCAAGGCCAAGAAGTCCGTCGTGCTTGGCATCAACCCCGGGAAATACGTGAAGTTGAAGGCCGCCATTGGCAATGCGGTCCACACAGTCAGCCATGAGCGAACAACCGTGCGTGTCTCCATCCATGATACGGCCTTCGCTGATTGGCTGGAGGCCGAATTCGCGCACTACTCACACATGAAGACCGTGCCGTCGTGGGTTATGGGGCACAGCTTCCGCGGCGAATTTCTTCGCGGATTCCTCGACACAGATGGCTCGGTTACAAACGACGGAAAGGTCAGCATCAGCACAACCAGCCGTCCCGTCGCCTACGGCATTTCCGACCTCATGGCCGCCGAAGGCTACGTCTCGTCTGTCGCCCTCGTCGAGACGCCAGACACTTGCGTGATCGAAGGTAGGACGTGCAACCAGCGCGACTATTATCAGGTTCGGGCATACCCGCAACCCATGTCACGGAAGTCTCGCGTTCGGCACGGCATGATGCTCAGGACGGTCTCCGGCTTCACCCCCGTGGGCGAGGAGACGGTATTCAACATCGAGGTCGATGAAGATCATTCGTATGTCGTGCAGAGCGCAGTCGTACATAACTGCCAGGCATTCAGCGTGGCCGGCCTTCGCCAATCACTTGCCGACGCGCGCGGCAATCTGTCACTCGAATTCGTGAGGCTTGCGCATGAGCTTGCAGATCGCAATGGACTTCGGAATGCCGTCTGGGAAAATGTCGTCGGCGTTCTCAGCACAAAAGACAACGCCTTCGGATGCTTCCTCGCCGGACTTGTGGGCGCTGATGCCCCCATCGATCCGCCGGCAAGAGGAAAGTGGCCCCGTCATGGTATGGTCTCTGGACCAAAAGGACGGGCGGCGTGGGCTGTCAAGGATGCCCAATTTTTTGGAGTCGCCCAACGACGCCGCCGTGTGCTCGTTGTCGCAGATTTTGGAAACGGGGCCGATCCCGCAGCGGTTCTTTTTGAGCCCGAAAGCGTGTGCAGGCATCCTCCGACGCGCGGAGAAGCGGGGAAAGACGTTGCCGGTTTTGCTACGGGCGGCCTTGGAAGCTGCGGTGAATTGACGCCTTCAGCGAGCATTGCTCCTTGTCTGCGCGCAAGGAGCAATGCTTCGCACCGTCTCGATACGGAAGCCGTCGTTGCATACGCACCTGAGATCGCGCGTTGCGACGCAACGCGCGAGGGTTCCTCGCAGGACTATGAGACCACCACGATGGTGGCTGTGCAGACACTAGACGGCAGCGACGTGGCGCGCACGCTATCTGCTCGCCACGATGGCTCGCCTTGCGTGGATCGTGGCCCCGACGCTGTGGTGTGCTTCACCGCCAAGGACTACGGCGGCGATGCGCAATTCGACCTGTCGCCCACCTTGCGGGCCGGTGGCTTCACGGGCAGCCACGCGAATGCTGGTGTGATGCCGGCTATCTGCGAAGTACGCCCGATCAACACCCAAGTCGGGCTGCGCCACCAATCTCTTGGTGAGCGAACCGGCCTGGGGATAGGTGATGACGGCGATCCATCATTTACGCTGTCCAAGTCGCACAGCCACGCAGTGCAGGTATCATCCGCCGTCCGCCGCCTCACGCCAATGGAATGCGAACGCCTTCAGGGTTTTGAGGATAATTATACGAGGATACCCATCAAGCACTATGCCACGCAGAAGATAACCAAGAACCGACCAGCCGACATGTGGGAGAAAGACTTGAATGGCGGCTGGTGGCTCATGGCTGCGGATGGACCGAGATATAAAAGCTTAGGTAACTCTTGGGCTGTCCCTAAATTTCAATGGTTAGGGATGCGCATACAAGCCTCGATGCCTGCAAACGACAACCTCAATGCGTCACCCCGTCTCGCCGCGTGACGTACAGGTAATTCAGCAGGTCGACCAAGTCGTCGGCCTGCTCCATCTCCAAGCCGTCCTGAGGGACGCCGTTTACAGAAACCGGCAAGCCAGTGAATATATCGAAGACGGTCCACGACTCGTCTTCCTCCTGGCGCATGTCATATCGATTTCTCTGCATGCCGATACCTCGGAGGTTTCATGCTTGATCATAACACAACCGCCCAGACGCGCCAACGTGGCGTGGACCTATTCTTTGGGCAAGGGAGTGCATCCTAATGTCTAAGCCATGGGCAAAGCAGCCGCTAAGTGCGGACGACAAGGCTCCCATTGATGTTGCCCGCGCGTATATCGCCGCGGGCATTTCGGTTTTCCCGTGTCGTGAATCGAAGCAGTGGGGTGAGGACCAGAGCACTGGCGAATGGATCGAGTATTCGGAAAAGGCGCCGTATACCAGCAATGGCTTGAAAGGCGCCACGACATCAGCCCGTATCGTCAATATCTGGTTTGGCGAGAAGTATCCGACCGGCGTTATCGGCGTGCCAACAGGCGAGAAGCTCGGGGCATGGGTGCTTGACCTCGACAGACACGGCGATCGCGACGGGCACAAGTGGCTCGCCGATATGGAAGCGAAGCACGGAGCTCTCCCGCCGACGGCTCGAGCCAGCACTGCCAATGGCGGAACGCACATATTCTTTCGCCATGTCGACGGCGTTCGCAACCGTGCCGCAATCGCATCAGGCGTTGATACCAGGGGCGAGGGTGGGTACATCGTGGCCCCCGGCTCGGTGATGGCGGACGGCCGGCGGTATCAATGGCTCGACCACGAGGCCGATGGCATTCCAGACATTGCGGATGCCCCCGATTGGTTGTTGGATTTGGTGATAGCCAAAGCTCCCCAGCCAGTTGAGCGCCAGGCTCGCGAGTATCGCTATCAGCCGGAGGACGCGTCCGCAGCACGATATGCAAGCCGCTCGTTCGAGATGGAACTTGAGAACCTTGCTTCCGCTCCGAAAGGGCAGCGAGGCCAGCAGCTGTTCGCAAGCGCCTGCAACATCGGGGAGTTCGTCGCGGGCGGGCATATCTCCCGAAGTGACGCCGAACAAGGCCTGATTGACGCGGCTCGGTCAAATGGTCTCATCGCCACCGACGGCGAGCGCAAATGCTGGGACAAGATAAAACGAGGCTTGGACAAAACCGCTAATTCACCGCGGCAAATCCCGCAGGGCGACAATGACAATGTTGCCGGATCGGATCCCGGCGCCCTTGCCGCCATGGTCGAGCGGAACCTGACGAAGAAGGAGCGCGCCGGCCCAGAGATTATCGAAAGCACGCAGCAAGAGCCCGCGCCAAAGAAGCGGGAGCGGTTCGAACTCACCTGGTTCGACGAAATCGTTGAGGGCAAGCCGAAGGAGACCATTCTGAAAGGATGGCTCGGCGTCGGGGAGTTCACGACGATTTCAGGGCTGCCGGGCACGGGGAAGAGTGTCGTGACGACGGATCTAGCCTGCCATATCGCGGCCGGGATGGATTGGCACGGCCTGCGCGTCCAGCAGGGCTTGGTCATCTATGTGGCTGCGGAGCGCAAGAAACTCACTGAGCGGCGCATGATGGCGTTCCGAAAGCACCACGGCGTTCAAGACGTTCCGCTGCTCGTTGTCGGTGGCATGCTCGATTTCACCCGTGACCTCAAGGATGCGGAGGAGATCGTAAAAATCATCCGGGACGCGGAAACGATTACAGGTCACAAATGCGTCTGGGTGATTATCGACACCCTTACGCGCGTGTTTGGCGCCGGCGACCAGAACGCTTCTAAGGACATGGTCAAGTTCGTCCGGTCCTGCGACCACATCCTGACTGAAACCAAAGCCCATGTAACAGCAATCCATCACAGCGCCTGGAGCGGCGAACGGGGGAAGGGCGCTATCGACCTGGACGGTGCAGTCGACGCGAGCTTCATGGTAAAGAAGGATGGCAACGTCCACAAACTGGTTTGCGATGGCACCAACGACGGCGAGGATGGCGACGTCCTGGCGTTCATGATGAAGCCTGTTGAGATTGGCGTGAACGAGGATGGAGAACCAACAACTGCGCCAGTCGTCGTGGTCGCAGAAGCAGAAAAGCCGCCTTCCAGCGGAACGCTGAAAGGCCCTAAAGGCGACGTACTCAATGCCCTGAGGCGAGCCGTGGCCAAGAACGGCATTGAGCCTGATGGCCGACAATACCCCGAAGACGTCCTCGTTGTGGACGAGCAGGCCTGGCGAATGGAGTTCTACGCCAGCCGCGACATGACGTCTGCTGGGGCGGCAGAAACCGCTCGCAAACAGTTCCAGCGGGCACCTAAGCAACTCATTGAAGACGGGCATGTCAACAATATCGGGCTTTGGTACTGGCCAAGCTGATACAACCTGCGCCAAATGCCGTTTTGTCCCGCTTGTCCCGCTTTGTCCCGGTTGTTTTTCAATAGTTTACAGGGTGGCGGGACAAAACAGCGGGACAAGAATTCCCCTAATGGTTGCGCTGAAAGCTATACAACCTAGCGGGACAAAACGCTTGTCCCGCAAGACCCCTTTGTCCCGCACTTTTGTCCGGCTAAAAAATAGGCAGCGGGACAAACGGGACAAAATCCTGAAAAATCAGGGCAAATAAAATCAATAACTTACAGGCACTTTTGTCCCGCTTGTCCCGCTTGTCCCGCAACTTTGTCCAGCGAGCATCCAGCGGGACAACATATTCCCCCCTCTTAAGAGGGGGAATTTGTCCCGGTGCTTTGTCCCGGCAAATGATGGATGCGCTGGACTGATCATCTTTCGATAGAATTTACCACCACCAAGGAGCCTCACAAATGCCCCGCCAATCTCGCCAGTCCACCACCAAACGCGCCACCACACAGACGGCCCGCATCGGCGGTGTCCGCAAGGTCATCAAGACGAGGGCAGACGGCAAGGTGACCATCACTGACGCGTTGCCGCTCGAATGGGAACTCCAGGCCGCGCAGTGCCGCGCTCTTCGCGATATGCCGGAATACGGCAAGCAGTTTCTGTTCGCCGGCGACCAGAACGCTGCAAAGCGAGGCCAGACGGCGTCGGCTCAAGCCAAGGCCGCAGGCATGACGGCCGGCGAGCCAGACCTTCGGATTTATCTCAAGGGCGGTCGGCTTGGCCTCATCGAGAACAAGGTTGGTCGGGCCGCCCTTGAGCCAAGCCAGGTCACGAGACATCCGGCGCTCGCGGCCCTTGGGCATCCAGTTGTCGTGGTACGGGCAGTCACTGAGGATGACGCAGCCGCGCAGGCCGTCGCACTGGTGCGGAAGTGGTTGGCCGGGAACGACAACGAGCCAAGTTGTTAAATGGGCGGATTTTACTACATCTAGTGGTATCACCAAGTTCAAACCACTAGAGGAGGGCGGTATGGCTCGACACGGTTCGCTTGCAGATCAGTTGACTGCGCTTCGAGAATTTGTAAGTCGGCCGGAGGAAACCTCTGCACCAGACCAAACTAGCTGGTCAGTGGTTGCCGCCAACGATAACAACCCTGAAGATTTCTCGGATGTCCATGTCGAGCGGCGGATCTCGCTTCGCCCCTCAACTGAAGAAATGATGCGGCAGTCGAAGTCTCGTTTCGAACGCGGGCCGGAGGTCTACAGCGAAGTGCTGCGGCGGAATGTTCCTGGCCCGATCATTCGCATCGGAAACCTTCGGTTCAGCGATGGCGGACAGACCGAGCGATGCATGATGGCGGGTATTGACGGCGAGCCTGTAGCCGGAAGCATCAGAATGCCAATTGGTTCGATGTTGGGAACAAAGGAGCAGCAGGAGCGTCCGCTTGGTGGGACTGGCGCGTCGCCTGGGGAGAGCAATGCCTGGTTCTGTGATGCGTTTGATGTATGCCACCATGAATATGTGCCAGGCGGCAAGAGGCGGAGTGGGCGGAGCTTCAGTCGCGATGAGGCTGCCGCAATGTTGGCGGAGGCGATTGCAAACACTCCAGTGATGCCGGAGGTCTATCAGTGCGAGGACGGCATTGCAGCGGGAACGGCCCGATATGCCGACAACTTCATCGGCATGAAGAAAGCTCCAAAGGGGAGCGGCGGATCGATCGCCTGGCAGGATCTGTCCGACAAGATTGCTGAGCGCGAGAAGTGGGAAGAGATTGAGCGGAGTCTAAGTGACGAGGACTTGACGGTTTTGAATGCCGCCGCAAATGCGAAGTCCTATGCAGAAATTGGACTCGCTGTTCGCCAGTCGCCAGAATACGCTAGACGCAAGGGCGGCAGGCGGGCGTTAATTGCGGCAAACGACAATCTTATGGCCGCGATTTCGGCAGCGACAGCAGCGTAGGTCCACTTTTCGTAACCGCCATGGTGTGGATATATGAAGGGGTCGCGAATGGCCCCACATACTTCCGATCTCCACGGCGAGACGGACGCTCGCACATGCTGCAGGTCGTTGCAGCCGCTGAGGTGGGCGTAACTATCCCACCTGCCGACGCGAGCCGCATGGCCGCGTTTTCAGGGGCGGAAGCTCCAACGGGTTTTCGCGAAATACGAGACGGAGGCGCTGGGGCCTAATAAGTTACCAATGCCGTCTCGTTCATATCCGCCGAGCGGCGTTGTAAGTCGCTTTGGCCAAGCAGGAGGATCGACGCCAGTACAGGGTGCGCCTCTTGCTCTTCATTCGAAATTACCCAGCGCGTCTCTCCTCCTCTTCGCAGCTAGGTAATCGTGCGCCGAGTTGAGCCCCGCGGCTCCTCGGCGCTTTTGCTTCATGGTGCCGCGACGGCGAACGCAGCGGCTTAAACGAGACCGCCAACGTCCAGCGCTCGGCCAGCTTATCCGTCCATGCTAAGGCACCCAATTCAACGAGTCAGTAGATTTAGACTCCACATAGGGTTGAATAGTTGCTTCAATGCAAGAAACCGCATTGGGGGGACTATGGCTGGATTCGAGTACTTAAGGCTCTCATTGGCGAAGCCGGACCAAATGACGTTGCTAGGATCTGATGGTTCGCCCGCCAGGGACATAACCCGCAGATTTTACTTAGAGAGGGTTTTCAATCGGAAGAGATTAGACTTCGATCACTACGGTCGTACGTTCTCCTTCCTGACGTACGGCATCTTTGGCGACATCCTTGTTGGGCGCATCGGAAGGCAGGCGCTAGAACCGATTCATAGCGGTCCCGACGATGATTACGCCATTGCAATGATCGAGGATTGGAAGACTGCCTGGTTTTTGTTGGATCTGTCGAGCAGTTCCCAATTGATAGCCATGCAGACCGGGATGGCTGCAACAAAAGCGTTGATCGAATCTCTCTTCGCCTCAATTGAAAACAAAACGCCTGGCCACGAATACGTCGCGTTCGTTGAGTATGTGTCAAATGCCCAAGACTTTTGGTCAGCTGTCGACAAGTACCGTGGCCGACTTACACGGCTGGAATTCACGTTTGTTCCGCCAAATGCGCTCGGCTTGGAAGAGGAAATTAGAGCTATCGTTGATGCGGCAAAAGCCGTTGGCTCCGAAAAAACCAAATTCACGCACACGAACTCTCAGGGCGCTTTGGACCCGAAGGGAGAGTATATTGAGGCTGCTCTAAAAACCACTTCTGATGGGGCTGGCTCAGTGGAGATGAAGGCGGGGAAAAAGATTGTGTTTTCGTCTGCAAAGAACCGAAAGACTGTCGACGTCCCGACGGAAGACCTGCCCGCCTCGAAGGATGAGGCTTTGATAGGAAAGTTGACGTCGATGCTCTTTGGAACTGCGAAATGAAGTGGCTTATCCTGTTAGCCGTTACGTTCTCTGTGATACTAGCTACCTGCGTCAACCCCGAGCTTCTTGCAAAAAACACATTTCTTCAGGGGCTTGTGACGCATGAGCTCCTCTCGATTTTAGTGGTCTTGTTGACAATAACAATGGCTTCGGTTGCGAACATTCATCTTGCTCTCGGCAGACTTAAAAACAATCTTAAGGCTAGTGGAGTCGATTTAACAGCAAATATCATTCGAGCCCGCGGTGAGCTATCAAGAAATGCCTGGAGCATGTTCGCTTCTTTTTGTGTGCTTTTGGTGGTCTTATTCGTCAAAGGCGGTGTCGTTTCCGCAATTTGGATATCCGCTTGTCATGCAGCCGCGATAATTATAGTGACTTTCAATCTTTTAGTTCTTTACGATATCTACATTTCCATTTTCATGTTGACATCTCTTGATGTCTCTCCTCATTCGGGGCAGCAAGGCGAAGACGGTTCGGAGTCCGACTTGGGCAACTCTCAATAGAGAGTACTGATCTCCTATCAAACGCCAATTAAATTGCGCAACCACCCCAAGCGCGTCTAGCTCAACGGTAGAGCAGCGGTCTCCAAAACCGCTTGTGTCAGTTCAACTCTGGCGGCGCTGCGCCAATTGCGGGCACTCCATGACCCTCGTATCGATGACATGGCATGGCAACGGCATTAAGTTGCTGAGCCAGGCGACCGAGGCATTGGGGTCGGAAAGCAAGGGCAAGCGCGTTTACGCGATGGCGCTGAACAAAACAGCGACAACGGTGAACGCCAGCGTCAAGAAGGCCGTGGCCAAGCAGATGGGCACGTCTCAGCAGAACGTCGTGAAGCACGGCGGGATGAAGCTGCTGAAGGCGTCGGCATCCAATCTCACGGCGGCTATCGATGTGCGCGGTGGTTACATGCCGCTCAAAGACTTCGGCCCGCGTCAGACACGCAAGGGCGTCACTGCCGCAGCATGGGGCAACCGCAAGCTATACGATGGCACCTTCCTGAATAAAGGGAGGCGTGCGGCGAGCGGCGTTGGCCCGGTGGGCAGAGCACGAGCTGGTGGACATGTCTTCAAGAACACTGGCAAGTTCAACAAAGTCTCCAAGCGCAACAATGCGATAGAGGCCTTGTGGGGGCCGGCTGTCCCCCGTGAAGTGGTGCGCGATGAGAGCGCCGCAACGTTCTACCGTATCGCCGACACGCGGATGCCAATCGAGATCGAGCGTGCGGTTCGGGCTATCACCAAGAACGTATTGAGTTAAACAATTAAATGAAGAAATATCGATAAAATGCTGATTTATTTCGATATCGGTGTTGACATGGGTGACGATATGGGGTATGATATGATGGGGATCTGCGACCCCACCCACCCCCAGGTCAGGGACCGTATCCCCTAAAACAGTACCAGCGGGTACGCAGCCGCCCAATCTCCGACATTGCAGTTTGAAAAAAGGGGGTAACGCCATGTTACCTGACTACCTGAACCAAGCTGGATATGCCGCACACCGCGACGTCAGCAGAAAGACCGTAACTCTCTGGAAACAAAGGGGGTTGCTAGTCATCACAGGGCAGGGCCTTGTGGATGTGGCCGCATCGGACAAGTTGTTACTTGAACACGGCATCAAGTCGTCGGCGGTAACAAGTGAGGATGATGTTACCTCCCAAGTAACCGACGCTGTCGATATCCGCGAAGAGGCGGCCAGACTTGTGTCTGCTGACGGCGAGGAGCTTTGGTCGAAGGCGGATGCCGAAAAGGTCAAAGAAAATTATGCGGCGAGACTAAAGCAGCTCGAATACGACCGACAAAGCGGTGCGGTTGTCGCAATCGACGATGTCGTGGTGGCTGTCGCAGCTGAGTACGCGGTCGTGCGCAATCGGCTGCTTGGTATTGGCGCAAAGATCGCGCCGGATCTCACGACGCTTCAGTCGGCCGAGGAAATCAAGGCAATCATCGATGCGGAGGTGACTGAAGCGCTGAACCAGCTGACGGTGGATGTCGATGGAGAACGTGACTTCGACAAGCTCCGCGAGTCGATACAAGGCCGGTTCGGCCCATCTGCTGAGGAGGATGTCGCGAGCGCGCAATGAAGCGCTCCGTCCTCCGCCGAAATTGACGCTGAGCCAGTGGGCGAACGAGTTTGCCTATTTGTCTCGTGAGACGAGTGCTCACACTGGCAAGTTCAAGTCTTTCAAATACCAGGACGGCATGATGGATGCCGTCACAGATCCGACGGTTCAGAAAATCACCGTCATGAAGTCGGCACGTGTCGGCTACACCAAACTTTTGGATCACATGGTGGGTTTTTTCATCCATCAGGATCCGTCGCCTATGCTCGTCGTGCAACCGAAAGAGGATGATGCGCGCGACTACAGCACCACCGAAATCGCGCCCATGTTGCGAGATACGCCTGTTCTGGCGGCAATCGCTGGAGACTTGAGTTCAAAGGCCGCTCAGCAGAAGGTCGAGAAGAGGCTTTTTCGAAACGGCGCATCTGTCGCGTTTGTTGGCGCCAACAGCCCCGCCGGCTTCCGCCGCATCACCGCCCGTATCATCGCGTTCGACGAGGTTGACGGTTATCCGGCCCAGGGTGCTGGCAACGAAGGCGACCAGATCGCACTCGGCACGAAGCGGTCGGAGACGTTTTGGAATCGGAAGATCATTTTGGGATCAACTCCGACAGTTCAGGGAATCAGCCGCATTGAGAAGTCCTGGGAAGAAAGCGACCAGCGCCACTATTTCGTAGGTTGCCCGCACTGCAAGGCGCGTCAAACGCTGAAGTGGGAAAACTTCAAATGGGACAGGGATGAAGAGGGCAAGCACCTTCCAGATACGGCATACTTCCGCTGCGAAGCGGGCGGTTGCCGGATTGAGGAAAAGGACAAGCGCGCTCTCATCAATGGCGGCGATTGGGTAGCCACAAAACCACATACGGGGCACGCAGGCTTCCACATTTGGGCGGCCTACAGTCTGTTCCCCAATGCGGCGTGGCGGTTTCTGGCTGCTGAATGGCTGCGGGTCTACAAAGACCCTATGCAGAAGAAGACATTTGTGAACCTGGTGCTGGGTCTGCCGCACAAGGAAGTGGTAAATGTTGCCGATCCGGACGTGCTTAAGTCACGCTGCGAGCCTTATAACTACGAAACTTTGCCGTCCGATGTAAGGCTTGTCACCTACGGTGCCGACACGCAGGACGACCGCATCGAGGTCACGTTCGTTGGCCACGGCGCTCACGGGGAGATGTGGGTCGCGCGGCATGAAGTGCTGCACGGCGACACGTCGAAACCAGTCGTATGGGATGAACTTGACAAGCTGATTGCTGAACCGCTGGAAACCGATGAGGGCAGGCGGCTTATCCCACAGGCGGGATGTATCGATAGTGCAGGCCATCGCAGTGAGATGGTCTACAAATTCTGCCGCGACCGCAAAAGGCGCCGGATTTATGCGACGATCGGTCGTGGCAATCCGGATCCGAAAGCGCCGCGAATGATCTGGCCGAAGACGGCATCGAGGACGAAAAACTCCGGTGACAAGCCCTATATCATCGGCGTCGACACCGCGAAGGACGATCTATCTTCGAGGCTGGCCATCGTCCCGCACGAGTTTGAGCCAACTCCGAGGGCGGTGCATTTTCCCGCCGCCGGCCTGAGTGCAGACTACTTCGATCAACTTACGTCAGAGCACGCGGTCACAAAGCAAGTCGGCGACAAGATCACTCGATCCTGGGTCAAGAAAGCTGTTGGTGCACGAAATGAAGCTTGGGACTGCTTGGTACTAGCCTTGGCTGCACGCATGTCATTGCCTGTGAAGCTCGACAAGGCGCCGCCGCGGAAACCGCGACCGGTGTCCAAGGCTGACAACGATAACCGGTCTTTGCCGGCCATCAAAGAACAGCCTGAAACCAAAACTGAAGAGCGCCCGAAGCGGCGTGAGCGCCAACGTTGGGGGGCATATCGATAATGAATACCCCGACGGAAAAACCGCGCGTCCGAATAAGGACCGATGGATCAATCGTGTCGGCGCCGGGCGGAAAGCGGACACGCGCGCAGTACCTTCGAGATGGAGGCACGGGCATCCTTGCGATGCGGCGCGCGGTCACTCGCGATGGTGCGGTTGACGTCCGGGAGTCTGCAGAGCGGGCTTCGGCGCTGGCCTGGTCGTTTATCCAGAACTCCGGTTGGATTGCCGGTGCCGTCGACCAGATCATCACCGACACGATCGGCGACGAACTCAAGCTGAGTGCGCGGCCGCTGCTTTCATCTCTTGGATATGATGCCAAGGAGACGGCAGAGTGGTGCAAGGTCGTAGAAGATGCTTGGCATTTGCATGTCTGGAATCCAAAGGAGTTTGACGCCAAGGGCAAGGCGACCCTAGCTGAAAACCTTGATGGCGTCATCAGGTACTATCTTGCCGGCGGAGAGGCCTTTGGCATCTTTGACTTCATGCCGAAGGGCATGCGCAGGCGCTATGGAGTTAAGACGGGCACGAAGGTCTCATTGATTGCTCCTCATCGGCTGAAGCGCGAGACCAGCGAGTTCACTGGCCTGGATCAGGGCATTTTCCACGACGATAACGGTCGTGTCGCCGCGTATCGGTTCATCGGCAAGAAGAACGGCCAGGACTATGATTACGATGTGCCAGCATATGACGGCGCGTTAAGGCGTGTAGTGCATGTCATGGATCGCGGCGACAATCCCGACAGTGCCCGCGGCATCTCCGTCCTGGCGCCGATACTCAAGGTTGCCGCGCAGTACGACCAGCTTGCTGACGCAACGCTCACGACTGCGTTGCTGCAGACGGCTTTCGCTGCGACAATCAAGTCGCCGGAGCCATCGGAAGCAGCATTTGAGGCGATCAAGGTTATCGAAGACGATGATCCGGACCTCGCCGCCGACCTGATGGACGTCTGGGGCAACCGAATTGACGCGCTCAAGGATCACGGCATCTCGATGTCGGACCACGGGCGGATCAACCACCTCGGCCCCGGTGAAGAATTCCACATGCACACGGCGGCGACGCCTGGCAGCCAGTACATTCCGTTCTCCCGCAATTTGCAGCGAGAAATGGCCCGAAGGCTCGGAATCACGGCGGAATCGTTCACTTTTGACTTCTCGGGCGCGACGTATTCGTCAATTCGGATGGGAATTGCGTCGATTTGGCCGATCGTGACGCGCCGCCGTGAGCGGATCGCGGCGCCGTACTGCCAAGCCGCATACGAAAATTGGCTTGACGAGATGATCGGCACCGGGCGCATCCCGTTCAAGGGCGGTTATGCCGCGTTTGCGGCTAACCGTGATCTGGTCTGCAACGCGGAATGGCCCGGTCCTGCACAGCCAACTGCTGACGATTACAAATCGGTGATGGCCGCCGCAAAGCGCATCGAGCTCGGGCTGTCCTCTCTCGAGGACGAATCCACACTTATGGGCAAGGATGCTGGGGTCACGCGCCAGAAGATCGCCGCCGAGATTGTCGATCTTAGCGAAAAGAAGATCCCGATCCCCTTTGGTCGCAGTACCGGTGGTGGCGGACCTATGGGGGCAGCGATGCCAAACGGCAACGAAACGTCGGAGGCGGCATAGTGGCAGACGTTGACCATTGCGCCGAAGCCGAACGCCTCCGCAGCCTACTAACCGCCATCGTTTCTGGTGACGGCGTTCAGCGGGCGCGCTTCGGCGAAGACGAGGTGCAGTACTTCAAAGCCGACACTGCGGCCCTGCAACGCCTCATCGACTATCACTCTTCGAAATGCTCTGGCACGCGTCGTCGCTATGCGATCCGCGGCAGGTTTCGACCGTACTAGCCGACAAGGATATAAGATGACTGTTCAAGTCAACGGCCAGGAGGTGACACTCTCTGGTACGGTCGGCGTCGATTGGTTTGACGACGGCTTCACGCATGCGGAGGTCGTGACCGCGCTAGCTGGGCTGGATGGCGACATCACGGTCCGGCTGAACAGCGGTGGCGGCATCGCAGCCGACGGCGCAGCCATTCATGCGGCGCTGGCGACCTACGACGGCAGCGTGCACATTGTCATTGAGGGCATAGCGGCAAGCGCCGCCAGCCTTATCGCCATGGCCGGTGACAGAATCACCATGGCCGACGGCGCCGTGATGATGATCCACGACCCGCTAAACGTCACCTACGGCAATTCCGCGGACCACGCGAAGACCATCGAGGAACTCGAGGCCTACGCCACCGCCTACGCCAAGGTCTACGCCCGCCGCAGCGGCAAATCTGCCGTTGAATGCCGCGACATCATGAAGGCGGAGACCTGGTACGACGGCGATGAGGCCGTTGCGGCGGGCTTTGCCGACGACACGGGCGAGCAAAAGGCCAAGCCGATCGCCGCCTACGACTACCGCGCCTATGCGAACGCACCCAAGCGTTTCGCCGCCCAGGCCAAGGCCAAGGGGTGGTCCATGGCAAAACTAAACGATGCGGCGTCGTCCGCTGCGAACCACAGGGATACCGACATGAACGACAAGGAACGTGCGGACGCGCTTGCTGCCGAACTGGCCACGCTGAAGGCCGAAAAGGCCGCCGCTGAAGCCAAGGCCAAGGCCGACCTGGAAGCCGCAACGGCCGCTACCGCTGACGCCGTAAAAGCTGACCGCGACCGCCGCACAGCGATCATGTCGCTGGATGAGGCCAAGGGCCGCGAGGCTCTTGCCGAGCACCTGTTCTCGACCGGCAGCACCGCGGAAGCCGCCAAGGCAGTCCTAGCGCTTGCGCCGGCCCCCGTCGCCAGTGAGACGCCTGAGAACTACGAGGCTGCCCGCATGGCTGGCGCTGAACTCGGTGGTGGCGGTGACAAGCAGCCGGATACCAAGGCCTCGTGGGCCAAGGTCGTCGCACGCGCCAACAAGCGCTTCAACAAGTAATCGGAAGGTGTGTCTAGATGACCATTCTCACTGAAGGCCGGCACGCCGGTGAATTCATTCTGTCCGAGGGCGCCGCAGGCTACAGCCGCGACAACCTGAAGATCGCAATCAGCCAGACCATCGTCCCTGGCCAGGTGCTCGGCGCCAAGGTCACGGTCGCCGACGCCACCGCAGTAGCTTCCGCTGACGCCGGCAACACGGCTTCGTCTGGTACGATCGCCATGGACGCTACTCCGTTGACCTCGACCGCCAAGAACGGTCGTTATGTCGGTGTCGCTTCCGCTGCGACGAAGGTGGACTGGACCGACCCTGAAGGCCAGCAGATCGGCGTTTCGACGCACGGCACGCTGTTCAATAAGGGCGGCGTTCGTTTCACCATCACGGCCGGCGGCACGCCGAATGTTGTCGGTGACACCTGGTATGTCGATGTCGGCGTCGAGCCCGGTGACATTCAGTACGTAGCGTACAACCAGGACGGCACGGACGGTTCGCAGTTCGCCAAGGCGATTGCTTATGACGGCATCGTCACCGGCTCCGGCGCAACCGGCAAGGTGGCCGGCATCACCCGGCTCGCCCAGGTCAAGGGCGTCGCGCTGACTTGGCCGGGTGACATTACAGCGGCTGAAAAGGCGCTTGGCATCAGCCAGCTTGCCGCTCAGGGCATCATCGTCCGCTAATCGGACGCTCCCAAAATCAACCTGCACGGCCGCCTTCGAGCGGCCTTTTTCTTAGGAGCTCCGAATGAGCGTTCTTAATGTGTTCAAGGGTGACGCGTTTTCCGTCACCTCCCTGACGGATTCGATCAACGAACTCGAATACCGCCCGAGCCGACTCGATGCGCTCGGCCTGTTCGAGGAAAAATCCGTTTCGACGACCTCCGTCGCAATCGAGCGCATCGGCGACTCTATCCAGCTTGTCCCGCCCACTCCCCGCGGCGGCAAGGGCGACGTGAAGGATACCGAGAAGCGCTCGATGAAGCACCTGACCGTGCCGCACTTCCTGCGCGAATGGTCGGTCATTGCCGATGAGGTGCAGGGCGTCCGCAAGTTTGGCTCGGAGACCGAGACCGAAACGGTCATGGCCGTCGTTCTCGACAAGATCGCCGACAACATGGCCGATCTGGATGTCACGAACGAGTACAGCCGCCTTGGCGCCGTTCAGGGCGTTGTCACCTATGCCGACGGCTCGACGCTGAACCTCTTCGATGAGTTCGGCGTGACCCAGGCGAACGAAGTCGACTTCGATCTGGACAACGCCAATCCGGGCGAGGGCGTCCTCCGCAAGGCCTGCGCCGCCATCGTCCGTGCGACGCGCACCAAGATGGGCGGCTCGCCGTTCGGCTACGTGCACTCGTTCGTCGGCGACACGTTCTTCGACCAGCTGATTTCCCATAAGGAAGTCCGCGAGACCTACAAGGGTTGGTCGGAAGCGGCGATCCTTCGCGACAGCTATGTCGGCCCGAGCCGCGCCGAAAATCCGATCTTCACGTTCGGCGGCATCGTGTTTGAGAACTACGGCGCCGTTGCTGCCGAAGGCGACGGCATGAAGCTGGGCATCGACACGCTGAAAGCCAAGTTCTTCCCAGTTGGCGCTCGCGGCATGTTCAAGACGTATTACGCTCCGGCGCCGTACATGGACACCGTGAACACGCTCGGCAAGAAGTACTACGCCAAGCAGGCGCTGTTGGACCTCGATAAGGGCGTCTACGGTGAAACGCAGACGAATGCGCTGCATATTTGCACGCGTCCTGGCGCCCTTCTGCGGGCCAAGAACACCTAAGTGAAGGAGGGCAGGGATCATGCCGGTTGCTGCCCGTTTTCATAATTTGCGCGACAAGGTGTTGGACTGCGTTGATTTCGTCTTAGCCGAGCCAGTGCGCTTGTCGTTCTTAAAAAATGGAGTGGCCGATCCTGCACGGCCACTCATCGAAATTGAAGCTGTGCTGCGAGTAGGTGAGGGCAAAACAACCAGTATCGCCGGCTCGCGAAGTGACGGTTGGCGGTCGAGAATCGTTGCCGACAAAGCTCAGTTGCACATAGATCGGGCGAAGTATACCGGGCCGCAACCGCAGTCTGGGGACAAGGTTCGCGCCTTGGCGCGACACGGAATGCCTTGGTTTGAAGTCGCCGACGTCGATGACCGCAGCCACACGCGGCTGGTCTTGAATTTGAACGAGGCGTAGCCCTCGCGGAGCGGCCCATGTCACTGACACGCATTGCAGCTCGCATCGCGGCTGTGCAAGCCCTCAAGGGCCGCACCCTCGTAGGTGACAACGTTCTCGACAGCCAGATTGGCGCACTTGAAGTCGACGCCGACGGCTCTCTGAGGACGGATGAAGATCGCCCGTTCATCTCGGTCTACACCGATGCTTCCAAGTCCGAGAGCTATGTTCTTCGCGGCTGGGTGGCGAACGGCCAAACGGACATCCTCTTCGAGATGGGCGTTACCGCCAGTCATGTCGAGACCAATCCGGAAACGGGCGAAAGCGTGGTCTATCCCGGCATTCCCGGCACGGATTCAGCCTTCGAGTTCATGATGGACATCGTTGCCCGCCAGATTGGCGACGCGTTGTCCGATCCTGAGAATGAGTGGGCGCAGGTCTTCCAAGGGCTGCACTCTGGAAACGCCAAAATTGAGCGCGCTCGCACGAGCGGTGACAGCGGGGGCGTTCGGTTGGCGGCACAGCAGATCAAGTTAACCGTTGACCTTTGGGCAGATCCCGCTCGCGGCAAAGTCTTGGGTGATCAAAGTCCGCTTGGCCGGTTCTTTGCGAAGGCAGAGGAGCTGTACGATTCTATGTTCTGGACACAAATCGAGCTGATGCAGGCTCAGATCGCCGGCACGTCATTTGAATGGCAGACCATTCAACGTCGCTATGGCCTGATCAAAGAAGAAATGGACGCGCTGCTGCTATCGACGCCTGAGGGCGCCGAGCCTGATATCGAGCTTGTCGAGATTGATACGCAGCCAGCTGAGGTCTCCGGGTGAGTGATGTCATTCCGAATGATCTGCCTGGGCAGATGGCGTATCTGGTTAACAGGATCGCCGAAATTGAACGCCGCGCACGCAACAGGAAGCGCACTGGTACTGTCAAAGAGGTAGACAATGCAAAAGGCTTGGCGCGCGTCCTGTTTGCTAAACCAAATGGCCGGGACTATCTCAGCCCTTGGCTACCCTGGAAAGAAATCGCAAGTGGCGGCATCAAGAGCCACATACCGCCGACGGTTGGTGAGCAAGTAGATGTGGTGTCTGAAAGCGGAGACATCACCGACGCTGTAATTGATATGTCCACTCCATCAACGTCGAATCCGCGCCCTCATAATGGTCCGGAAGCCGTAATTACAAAAGGCGGATCGCGGATAACTATCGGTGATGGGTCGGTTGAGATCATCGCTGACGTGACGATCCGCGGATCTCTCGATGTCGTTGGCGGATCCGTTACCCACAATGGCAAGAACATCGGCGACACCCACGAGCATGCCGGCGTCATCCCAGGCGGAGGCACGTCAGGCCCACCCGTTTAAGGAGATTCAATGCCCCACTCCACTGGCGTTAGCGCCGTTACGGCTACGCCTATGTCCGACTGGGAACATGTGCAGCAATCAATAGCCAAAATTCTCATGACGCCGGTAGGCTCTCGGGTAATGAGGCGCGATTTTGGATCTGATCTACCGGACTTAGTCGACGCCAAGATGACGCGCCGTAACGTTCTTGCTGTTTATTCAGCAGCTGCGAGCGCTATTGCAAAATGGGAACCGCGGTTCCGGATGACCAGAGGCCGGGTGACGCGTGCAGACTCCGCTGGCACTTTGATGTTGGCGGTAATCGGCACTTACTATCCGCGCGGGCACCTTGGGGACTACTCTGTCGCACAAGACGCCAACCTGCGCCTTGTGCTTGGAGGGATGCAATGAGATTTTCAGCATCCACGTTGGATCTTTCCCGTTTTCCAGTTCCCTTAGCAATTCGGGGAATTGACTTTGAAAACATCCTTCGCCAACGCAAGACGAGGCTCTCTGAGCTTTTCACTGCTGCCGATATTCCATACGACGTTTCGCAGCTAGAAGCGGACCCTGCGGTTATCCTTGAAGAGACCGACGCCTACCGCGAACTGCTGGTGATTGCAGCGATCAATGATGCAGTGCGAGCCGTCATGGTCGCTTTTGCGGTGGACGCGGATCTTGACCATCTTGCGGCTTTCTATGGTGTGAGCCGGCGCGTCATTACGCCAGCAACTAGCAACACCCCGGCTGTCCTGGAATCGAATGAGGAATTCCGACGTCGTGTTCTTCTCGCGCCAGAAGCCTTCTCGACTGCGGGTGCGCATGGTGCTTACGTCTTTCACGCTTTGTCGGCTGACCCTCGCGTCCTCAACGTCGACGTCTGGTCACCGGCGCCCGGCGAGGTGACGGTTGCGGTGCAGTCGCGCGAGGGCGACGGGCTGGCGCCGACGGACCTGGTTGCTGCGGTGCGCGGTCAAC